TTCCAGGTTTAACGCCGTCCCTAGGTTGAGCGAGAAGTTTTATAGTTCCTTACTATGAACTAGAAGTTTTAACGTTCCTTACAATGAACGGGTGGCAGACCACCATAAATTTATAACCGGATTCTCCGACGGACACGACGTGGTTGCTCACTATCATAATCAGTATCGTAATCATCATTATAAATGAGATATGGAATTTTTTCCTAAGGATAAGCTTTAGGAGTAATTTGAGTATTCCTTGTAGTATTAGTTCTAAAAGCCACAGGATGCATAGGTCCACGGATAAAGAGGTTAAAATCTTCACCAATAGACGTATCGAGAGATACAGTTTGACCTGGAAGTTGATAGACCAGTGTAGCGGTAAGAGCCTCTCTAGCCAATGGAGTAGTTGGACCATTAGCACTAGCAGTCGCTCGCTTAAACACTGGCATAAAATTCTGACGAAACGAATACGGTAGCTCAAAGGAGATTTCAGCGGCTGGACCAAAATGAACAACTCCATGAGTATAACTAATCATTTCCTGACGTAAATTATTCCATATATTTTCAGTTGTAACACTGTTGATACATGGGAACTTAGTAGCCGATGAAGGAGGATTCTGCACACGACGACGAATAGCTACTGTAGCTTCGTCGTTTAACGTAGATGGAGATACGGCATACCTAAGAGAACCAGAATAACCACAAAAAGCCGTCATTATAGCGCCTAACATATTATTTTCAACATAGGGAGTAACACCATTCTCCAAACGTTGGGGTTGTAATATATTAGTAACATCCACTGCAACACGTACAGCAGAAGCTGTAGTCCATCGATAATAAGGCATATTTTTCTTTAAATATGGTCTCAAAGAACGAAAAGATTGACCATAACAAGCAGCATCAGCGTCAGAACCTTCAGTCTTAGAACCTAAAGTATATTTAAGGGTCTCTGCTATTGGAGCCGAACCAGACTGTGGTTCATAAGCACCGGATAATAATCCTGCAGTAGCTGTATTACCACGCAACATAGCAGTATCACCTGATACATAAGGCACAACAGGTAATGTAGCAGTACTATTCCAATGTACAGCTCGATCAGCATAATCGCTAACAACAGCGAAATCAAATCCAGGCTCGCCTTTAACCCAGATAGTATATTGTATAGGGGAAGTTGTAGCAAGGGCACCAACTGGAGCATAAATAGTAAACTGTAATTCACCATTGGTATAGGTAGGAGCACCAGAGGTAGCAACAACCCTACCATCTCCAGATGTCCATGTAATTGTCTTAGCAAAAGGAATAGTATTACCATACGTAACAGTAATATATAACTCTTTGCTACCATTCAGATCAATAATTACAGATTTATTTCTATTAGTAGACTCAGCCATGGTAGTACCAGGTAATGGATTCCACATAACAAGTAATTGGCCACTATGAAAAATAGTAGAGTCAATGCGAATCTTGTAAGTTAAATCCCCACGCCAGTAATTAAACATAAGTGCAGTTGCAGAGAGTCGAGAAACGTTCCACCAGGTAGCATTAGAAGTAGAATTGAGAACACCAGGTAATACAGGTATCTGAAGAAAATTAGCTGGAGTAGTAGCAACAATAGTACCGGTGGTAACTAATGTCCAACAATCAACTAAGTTATCAAATGCTAATTCATCAACTGAGTCACTAGGACCCGCTTTAAAGCCAGATAACGCTAACTCTTGCTTAAAATCCTCAACAATTCTGGTACAATAACGCCCACGTGTAGAAGAGTAGGTATCACCGTACTTAGGATTAATGACGAGGGTAGGATCATCAATCAATGCCGGTCTAGAAAAACCAAACACTGATGCAATCCCAGCACCCATCCTTAAGGCCATGGAAGTTGCCTTAGCAGCACCACCAATAAAAGGAATAGAGCTCAAAGAATCAAGCTCACCTGCAATATTGGTAGCAGTCTTAGACAATACGGGTTTAGAATATTCATCTTTAGGTGTAGATTTAGGCTTCTTACCACTTTGTTGCGCGTAAGGCTGTGCAATATCAAGAGATTCACACCACGCAGTCATTACTAAGTTAGTTCCAGGAAATGTAGCAGAAGTTGTATTAAACGGTGTACTCTGGATAAACCGAGTAATAAAAGGATAAGGTAACGTCTCATTAACGGTTGAATCACCTAACTGATTCCTAACAATATTAGCTGTACCATCATACGTATAATAGTCATGAGGATAAGTCCAAGGAATGGTCATCTCCGCTTCATTAACGCCACACGGTGATAGTAATACATGGTCCATATTAGAACCAGTTACATATCCAACAGCAGTTGATGAGTCTAACGGTGAATTAACAACCATCAGATTACCATAAATCTGTGGATTACTAGCCATACTAAGCCTAACTTTAAACATAGGTCTAAATAGCTTAACATTAGCCATCTTTGATTTAACTAATGGATCAGTCAACCAAGAATTTAATACGTCAGCTGTGGTATTAACTAGTGTATTAGAAATAGCAATAGTTGATATTTTAACCGGACGTTTATACCATAAATCTTCAGTTATGGGTTCGATAATGGTAGGGGGCACAGGTGTAGGCTCATCAATAGTCACACTAAGCGCCTGGGTAGCATTATCTAATGTTTGTTCAAACTCTGTTTGAACGGGAAGGGAATCGAAGGTAATTTATAAAGGCGGTATGTGTTATTACCATAGCACACACCTCTGTCTCACGTTGATCAATCGGACTAATGAAGTTTATTACGATCATAAGATAAGCTGTTGTAAAACAGTAATTAATAGCTTAAATTGTCTAAGATAAAAGATCACCAAGTGACAAAACTTGGATCCTTAGCTAACTCTATCATTTCATCATATGATACAAAGTGAGCCGTTGTGAGATGCAATTCTTGAAAATCATGGACCATCTCACTAGTCCACTTATTATATATATCTCTTCCCCAATAGACTAACTCTCTCTGAGCGCCCATAGAAGAAGAAATCATGCGTTTCTCATAAACTTCCTTTCCGGGAAGCCAATAGCAAAGACTTTTCGCTATTGAATTCAAATCAATTCGCATCACTATACCTAACTCTGGATGACAATAAAATTTCCGCTTAAGAAACTCTACCTCCATGACGTTCTTCTCTCGAAGATCACCTGGAGTCTTATCTGCATTAGTTATATTAATACCCAATTCTTTATAAGCTCTAGTCATAGCCGGTCCATCTAGATGTGACTCTAAAGGTCGGCACAGAATATTATCATCACCAAAATTGACCAAGGCCGCATGGTGAGAAATGCTCTCTAAAGGGTATGATCCAAATTTATAAAAGTAGCACAAAACATGCACTAAATTCTTATAAAATGTTTCGGAGAGTGATTGAATAAAGACAACACCGAAGCAACCTGACAAAACTTGCCAAGCTACTTCATATATAACACCTTCACACACACATAGTGCATTAAATAAATCTGACACAATACCTCGAAGAATCTCGGTACCGTAATCTGGATATCTAAGAATAAATTTTTCAACAATTGCTCTAATCAAAGTAGCAGCAATAAAATTCATCTTATCAAATTTAATATAATCACTATCTGAAGCCTTAACATTGGGAGTCGACTGTTGAAATCGAAGCCAAATATCTAAGTCTTCCGTAGATAAATCGGGTAATTTCTCAACTCCTAATAATCTACACAACAATGCACTTACTTCTGTGGGATTACAGCAGTTAATGCCTTCCATAGATGTAAACCAATCCATTTTCCGCACTTCAGCAAAGACGGGTTCTAAATACATCTTACACAACAACAAATAACCATAAGGACATGCAAAGAATTGCCTAGCAGGTTTGCCAGCCTTCTTTACCTCATCCTTTAGTGCAACTCTAAAAACAGGTGCACCTGAAATACCTTGTTTATAACACGAAACTAAATGCTCCATGTCTACCAGTATTCGTTCATCAGGTATAGTGTCATTCTCAGTAGGATCAACACGATCAGTATAATCATCCTTAACACCAGTATGTAATACACCTACCGCAGTAGAGTAATTCATACCATTAATACCAAACTCGGCCTTACCAGTGGAAGCTCTACTTACAGACAAAGGATGAATCTCTTTACTACTATTAAACTCTATATCTTTCAACATAAGGTCTAATACATAGTCAGTTAAATCCTTTGATATAGTTCGAGCTGGGGTTGTAGCAGCATGTCCAAAACTAATCAAATGTGGATTAAAATAGGTACCGTCATCTAAGACTTTGTTAATTAAATCTGGTTTCCCAAATTCCTTAACACGATCTAGACAACAGGTAACACCAGTCGGTTCCACTTTTGATGGCTTACGATGAACACTATCACCCTTAAGACCAGCAATAGCATTTATAGGTAACACACCTTGCGGTATATGAAATATAACACTCTTGCTACTCACATCAGTCAACAAAGAACGTAACTGGGGTGAATAAGAATTATCTTCTCTTGCATATATAACTAATGACGGATCACAAGTCATAATACGCTTAATAACATTCTTGTCTATAGGCAAAATTACCTGATAATTAGGAGTATGAGTTCTACCTTCGTGGATACCAACAATACGAAAATTGTTAGGTGCCATTTCAGCTAAAACAATAGACCCGCAATCACCAGGTATACCAACAGGACCATGTTCAATAGCCTTAATACCTTGAATACTAGGTGAATTAGGAGCCCAAACTGCTTCAGTTGAATGAAAAGCAGAGGATAAACTCCTATCCCAAGTATACGTACGTAAAGTAACATTATTTGGAAGAGATTCGATATCATCAATAACGAATTTCTCCAAAGATTTACAACTAATGGTTTGTAAAAACACCAAAGTTAAACCGTTACCGATATCTCTTAATGATTTCTCATTAATAGATTCTTCGTAGATAAACATGGTACGATTACAATCCGAATGGAATTCAACACGCATCACTCCCAACTTGGGAACATGCTTAAAGAAATGAGAATTAGTAATCAAACAATTATTAGATACAAAAACACCTAATATAAACTCACCATGACCCTTCATACTTATTTGTACGGAATTATCACGACATTTCCTCAAAACCGATATAGCAGTGCTATTCTGTTCAGGAGGAAAATCTAACTTTTCCAACTTATAAGTAAAGGCTTGTAAGCTAGGTTTTGACCATCCTTCTGGATCCCTAGCACCTAAAGATGCATCGAATTTCTTGATATTATCTATATGTGCAGCAGTAGCTAAACCTAAGTGTCCTTTATAAGAATTTCTATAATAAAAATCATATAATCTCTTACCAGCATATAATGTCATTCCAACGGCGATAATATACGTCAAAGTCTTGAGAATAGAAAGTTTATCAGCAATAGTCTGTTTCCAGCTACTACATAATTCTTCTATCTCAGTAAATGAACGATATATACGATCCTTAATTTTATCAGCATTTGTGATAAGCTGATATGTTGCATAAGCAGTAGCCATCTGCGACATATTAAAAATAGTATTTGTAATCATCTGATAAAATGATAACACCATAGTAGGATCAGGTATAAATACCTGCTCTTCTAATAAGGCGTTATGAATATCAGTATCAATACGTTCATCACGAAACCTAGAATTAGCAAACCTGTGTTTCGAATTACCTACAACTGGAATCGCAGGTAACGCAATGGGATTTAATAATACAGGCGGTGCATTAACAATCTTATCGCACACACTACCTGGAGGATGAAAGCAACCACAACCACGACAAAAATCGTAGGTAGCTTCTTCATCAGTCTGGATAGCACGATTAATGTTAATAGTATCTTTGTTCGACACAAGAGCGTGCAGAACTAGAGCCATTTCTGGCAACGAACACCAATCAACTTTAACCGAGAAGTGGACTAAACCATTTATCACTTTACCAGATAGCATACGAACTTGGTACACTAACATAGGATCAAATGGTAAGGGAGTATCCGGATTAAACGCATAAGTAATACAATCTGGTGCTTGAATTGGAATTTGAGAAACACCATTAATTACTGAAGTGACAGACACTTCAATAATATAATGTAATCTCCTCCAAAAAGCTCCTGAATCTCTAATTTGAGTAGAGATATCAGGATTTTGAATATTAGAAACATAGGCTAAAATATCAGCATTTAAAAAATTCCGACCTTTAGAACCTAAGTCTGCACTATTAAACATAAACGGGTTAGTACCAGTGGCACCAATCGTAAACATTGGTATATTCTCAACATCAGCAGCACCAACAGCAGCTTGAAAAGCTTCTTCAATCTTATATACACGATGACCATTATACCCATTTTCATGAGCTTGCTTAGTCAGCGGAGCTGTATAAATATGACGCTTATCAAACGGGGTATCTACCTCCATAGCATCTAACATAACCCCAATCAAATAATCAGAAGCAAACGATTTTAAAGTCGCAGGCTCCCCAAATACATAAAGATTTTGAGGTTCTTTTCTGGTATTTTGAGCTCTACCAGAAGAGCGCGCATCTCGCGTTCGATACAACATCTGTAATCGCTGATTAATTACAAGTCTAGCTTGATGATTAGCGGGTAGCTTCAAAAGAAACTCCTCGCCAACATCAATCATAGCCTTCAATTCACCTAACATGGAAGACACGGCATCGAACTCAGATTTACGGGAATATCGAGCCATCAAATATTTCCCATTAAGAGAGTTATCACATAAATCATAAGTATCTTTAAGAAAGATAGCCATCTTATCCTGACCTAACAGGAGCAGGATAGATCTATCTTCCGGAGAAGACAAACAATAAGTTAAAATTTTCTCCTTAACTTCACTAATAAACTCTACAATATCCCAAGGATTCGTCATTTTCATGACTGTCCTAGTATGGAACATAATACTATTAAACTCTGTAAAATCAATAGGAATATAACCACTACCAAAGGATAAAAATCCTATAATAATAGTAGTAAAAAAGGTTTTAACCCTCATACCCTTATAAAAAAGTTCAGTATTAGTAATAGCACCTTTGCCACAACCAGTTATTACTTCAAAAATAGAAGCAATAAAATCAGCAGAGTCCTGTTGTTCCAGAATTCCGTGATACCAAAACTTTTGTACATTAACAATATCCAAATGATTATCATTACAGACAAAATTAACTATATCGGAAACAGTAACATCCTGAAACTTTTCAGGATCAGCTACCATAATCATAGTAGTTAAATGATCAATAACATCAACTAAATCACGAGCACGACTCAGTTGATACAAACTAGTTAAGATCTTAGATTCCTTAACAGGAATTTTAAAATCTAAAACTGATTTCATAGTTGGTCGACTCAAAATAGTACAGGTTAATGGAAAAACTAACTTAGTAGATGACATATCGTATAAATAGTCATCATAACCTAAGATAGCGAAGACATTACTTAACGAATGCAATATAATCATATAATGTAATGGAATATACATTATACCACAATGTATAAATAACTTAGAGAGCAACAATAACACCTTATTGTTAACCATCGTATGCTGATTATACATTTCTAATACAATTAAGAACACACTCCAAAATGAGTGGCAATTCTTAAGTAACTCTTCTCCAATCGGAGAGAATATACAGA